TGTAGAAGAGGATGAGGACAGAATGAAAAACTATGACTTGGACTTGGATCATTTAAACGACAATAATCTTTATGACCTCCTACACGACCTTGTTTATTACCACGATTTAAAACCTATATTATGAAAACATCAGATAACATTACAAACCTAACAAAAGCACTATTTCAATTTCAAGGAAAAGTAAGTAGTGTAAAGAAGAGTGCGAAGAACCCACACTTCAAGTCAACCTATGCAGACTTAACGTCTATCCTGGACACGATCAATCCTATCCTTCAAGAGTGTGGACTATTAGTAACCCAACATCCTAACGAGGACGTATTGATTACAACAGTATACCACGCTGAATCAGGCGAGTATATGCAATCAGAACAAATCCTAAGAATGAAAGACCTTAACAACCCACAACAACAAGGTTCAGCAATTACCTACTCAAGACGTTATGCACTTGCATCCATCTTTAATTTAAACCAAGAGGATGACGATGGGAATGCTGCTGCATCTCAACCAACACAAAAGATGGTTAAAGAAACCCTAACTCCAACACATAAAATGTGGGATAAGGCAATTGACCATCTCAAGAAAGGCAACCCTATTGCTGATATTACCAGGAACTACACAGTTGCTAAAGAGCATTTAGAGTTATTGAAAGCAGTTAAATGACTATTAGATAAAGATTGGAACTATGCAGGAACTAAAAATAACCTTCACTCAAAGTGAGGAGCAATGGTTACAAGCGAGAGGCACTCGTTTTACCGCAAGTGAGATTCACAAATTAATGGGGTCGAGTCGTAGTGGCTCGGCTCTCTCCAAGACGGCTGAGACCTTTGTCTATGAGAAGGCAGCAGAGATGCTTACCGGTCAACGTAAAGAGGTCTTTGGTGCAGCACTTGATTGGGGCAAGGATAATGAGGCAGATGCCTTCCATATCTTCAATACAACCTACTTTAATAACTTTACCTACTATGGGGGTGAGAGTTTTGCTTTTATTCCCTATGGTGAGGCAAGTGGATATTCACCTGATGGGTTAAGTGAGGATGCTATTGTTGAAATCAAATGCCCATTCAACTCCGGTATACATCTTAAGAACTTTACGATTAATGATGCCGATTCACTCAAGCAAGTACACCCAGAGTATTATTGGCAGATGCAATTAGGTATGTTAGCCACAGAGTTAGACAGAGGTTTTTTTGTATCGTACGACCCACGTATGCCACAAGATAGAATGCTACACACGGCAGAGATTGAGAGACACGATATTGAGTTTGAGGTCAATGAGAAGTTGGAGTTTGCAAATGAACTGTTACAAGAGATTTTAAAATAACAATGCTATGGATTTAGAGAAAGAACTATTAGGCGATAAGCGTTTTTTAAAGTATGACAAGGAATCGGATTTTTATTGTATATGGATATTAGATGCTGAATGCGATCCTCTTGAAGTGATATTTGAAGACGAACATACAATTCGATATAATTGTAAGCAGTATGATTACATATGTTTAACAACCTCACAAATCCTTGAACTACATGAAATGCTTGAAGAGGTTTCTATGTTTTGGGGTGAAGATGTAAATTAATTTTGAAATAATAAAAAAATAGTTATATTTGTGATATGGAAACACCTGTAATTTTTGTGCCAATAGGGATTGTACTTTACATCATTGGTGCTGCATTCTATCAAATTGGACGCTACTATTTTAAAAAGTTGAGCCAATATTTTAGAAATGCTAATTTAAAGTAATACCTTTGTAAGGTAAACAACAACCTTGTGGTAGGGGTTCAGTTTAAAAGATATTTGCCTGGACGGGTAAGATGGTCTACCACACATCTTATCTGCTCTGGGCTTTTTTTGTTAATTGAAAAAAGAAGAAGTAAGCAAGTTCATTATATTCGAATCATCGATATTGGACGATTTAAACCACCGACAAGCAATACTAATGGGCTTGTTAAATGGAATGGCTAAAAAGGAGGGCTATGCCTACCTTAAAAATGCCACAATTTGTGAGTTATTAAAAGCATCAGAATCAACTGTTAAAAGCGATTTAAAGACGTTAGAGGAACTTAAGTATATCAAGAGGGAAGTAATAAGGAATGATAAAAAAGAGGTTATCCAAAGACGTATTTACCCTATGGTTAAATTTTACACGGAGGGTGGGGTTAAAAGTTACACGGAGGGTAGGGGTGAGATTTATACCATAGATAAAGATAAGTATATAAATATAATAGATAAAGAGTATAGGGATGCCTTTGCAAGGTGGATTCAATACAAAAAGGAAATAAAGGATATGTATAAATCAGAACTAAGTTTAAAGACGTTAGCAACTAAAATAATGAAGAATGTATCAGCAAAGCAGTTTGATGAGGTTGTGGACATATCAATTAGCAATGGATGGAAGGGATTGTTTTTTGATAAAGTAAAAAAAGATTTACCTTCGAACAAACCACCTAAAGCAACATTAGATGACTAACCAAGAACTAATCGGAATATTTTTAACCTATCCAGGAACACACGTTCACTTAACCAAACTCAACCCTATGTGGTTAGAGGGTAAGGATAGGGCTATCATAGAGAGGATGCGAGAGATGTATTTGACCAACGAACCAATCAACCTACCATCAATAGGAGGTCAGTTCAAAGAGCATATTCAATATATTGCTAAAAGCACCAACTTGGTTAGCACAGACGTTCACACAGAGAAGATAATTTTTAACCTTGAGGTTCAATACAAAACCCAACAGTTAAGAAATGCACTTGTTAACTTCAACATTAAGCAAGACTTACCAGACATTATAACCAACCTTAACAACTTAACTCAAAATGCTCAACTATCAATACACCGATCAAGTGAATACATGAGTTCAATAGCAGGTGTTGTAGTTGATGAGATTGAGCAATCAGTTAAAAGGGGTGAGGTCAGAATGGGAATGCCTACGGGTTGGAAGTACCTTGACAAATATTTGGGAGGTTGGAACAAAGGAAACGTGATTATTCTTGCCGGTAGACCTGGTTCGGGTAAAACGGCAATGGCTATGAATTTAAGTATCGAGGCAAGTCAGTTTGGGAATGTATTGTTCTTTTCACTTGAGATGAGCAAAGAGGAACTTGCTAAGCGATTCTTGGCAACGATGGGTGAAATACACAACTACAAGATAAGAAATAGCAAGGTGACTGTTGATGACCTTGAGAGAATGGCAAGTGTGGTTAATAGGTTCAATGGAGAGTTTCACGTTGACGATGATGCAACGATGACCATTTACGACCTTGTTGGTAAGGCAAGACTCCACAAAGCCAAGCACGGATTAAACTTGGTTGTCATTGACTATATGCAACTACTCAAAGGCACAAAGCAAAATCGAGAACAAGAGGTGGCAGAGATAAGCAGACAACTAAAAATAATGGCAAAGGAGTTAGGGGTAACGGTTATAGCATTGGCACAATTATCCAGGAAGAGTGAAGAGAGAGCAGACAAGCGACCTTTACTATCTGACTTGAGGGAATCGGGTGCGATTGAACAAGATGCTGATGTTGTGATGTTTCCTTTTAGACCTGCCTATTATGAGGAGGAGAAACCCGAACTTGAACTTGATGCTGAGTTGATAATTAGAAAAAACAGACACGGAGAATGTGCAACTATACCCTGTTCATTTGAAGGCAAATACACACGATATAAAGAGATGATATGAAAGACTATTACCAAGAATACATCAGAGCAAAAACCCAATTAGCAAGGCAAAAGGTTGCTCACCAAAACAAAATCTCAACCCTTCAAAAGGAGATAGAGAAGTTAAGAAATCAGATTGCACGACCATTTAAACCACTAATGGCAAATGCAACCCTTGAGGAACTCCTGGAAGTGGTATCACGAGCAACCGGTGTACTACCCTCAGAGTTGTGCAGTAGGTATCGCAAACTTGAATATGTAAGAGCAAGACATTTATTTTTTTACATTGCCTCAAGGCATTTAGGATTGCACCTAACCAAGATAGGTTTGTTCATGAATAGAGACCATTCAACAGTGATTCACGGCAAGAATGCCTATCAAGACTATTTAGATATGGGCTTTCAACCCGAGTGCGACTTCTATAATCAATCTATTGAAATGTTGGGAATTTGTGGACAACCTACCGAATAATACAATAAACTTTGGAATATCAAAAAGAAGGATATCATAGAGGAGTTAACCCAAGCCCAATGGTTGAGGGATTTTTGTGTAAAGATTGCAAAAGAGTTAAGCAACGACCTATACCAAGAAGTCTTTGTAATCCTATGCGAGAAATCAACTGAATGGATAGAGTGCAAGTACAACTCTGGATATTGGGAGGGCATAGTTATCAGAATCTGTTTAAACCAATTCTATGGTAAGAGAACAACCTTCGACAAGCATTTCAAACAACCTATCGGTCTATACGATACAGAGGAGGTGCAACTACCCTACATTGAAGAAGAAAGATACAACGAATACTTTTATAAGAGCATCGAGCAAGTAGTCGCTAAATGCGATTGGTATGAAGCGAGGATTTGGGGACTCTATTCAAAAGGGGATAAGGATAAAGGAATCAAACCTCGTTCGGCTCGAAGCATATCAAGGGTGACCGGAATATCGAGACAAGAAATATTACGAGTAATAAACGGAATCAAGAAAAAAGCAAATGAACATTTTACTACAAATTATAGGCATATCGTTTTTGGCGATACTGTTTGTTAGAGAAATAGGCTACCGATTCATCAAGCCATTGTCTTGCGAGTTATGTATGGCATTTTGGATGAGTGCATTTTGGTTTCACTCATTTGAGGGGATACTATTTGCATCGGTATCAGGATTAGCAGCAACCATTTTAAATAAATATATATGACACCAATTCAAGAGTTAATTGAGATAATCAAGCAACGTTAAGAACTCAGTATATACATTAACAAGAATTAACAATGAAAGCAACACTGAACTTTGACTTTGACGATCCAGAAAAGGACGACAGAGATGCATTCCAAGATGCAATTGATGGAACTAAATGGAAATTTCTTGTATGGGAGCTTGACCAACACTTAAGAAACAAGACCAAGTACGCTATTGATGATGATGACCCAAAGGTTATTGAAGCACTATATGAACTAAGAGATTACTTGCACAGTTTAAAAGATGAAAAAAGATTAAGATTTGACTAATGGAATACTTAAATATATAGAAACAGGATATAAAATAATCACAAAGAAATGAAAACACCAATGCAAGAGCTAATTAAAGAGCTTAAAGATTTACAAGAATCACTTGACCCTTATGGTTTACACGATGCTATTGAGTTTGCAGAATCAATGCTTGAAAAAGAGAAAGAGGCAATGTGTGACTTTGCAGAATATGTAAGAAAGTGTGGTCAACAATCAGACCATAGAGGACTAATGACCAATGAAGAACTATTTGAAGAAACCTTTAACACAAAATAAACATGAAACTTTTTACATATAAGTATAAATTTTCATCTATAAAAAACGAGCGCAACGCAAGAAAAACGAGTGCAAAAGCATACAAAAAAAGAAAAACAACAACCAATTATATCTAAAAGCATATGACACAAGAAGAAGCAAAATACATCATTGATGTGGTTAAACCTTTATTCCTTAAATGGAAAAAAGAACAAGTACTCCGTATGCCTCCAGAGGTGAACGTTGAGTTTCGCAAGATCTATCTCAAGGAGAATGGCAGACCATTACCCACTTGTTCAAGTTGTGTAGTAGATGGTATGTTATCTATGGTTATCAGAGCAGAGGCACAGTACCAACCTATCCAAGCAACAGAGATTGAAATAACAGTTGAGCCAAAACCAAAAAAACGTGCAAAAACATACAAAGATATACCTAAAGGAGATGGGCTTTGATACAACCGATTGGATGCCATGTGAACTATGTGGAAGTACCGGTCAGGATATACACCATATCGAGGCAAGGGGAATGGGAGGCAGTAGCACAAAAGACACGATTGAAAACCTTATGCTATTATGTAGGGAGTGCCACGTTGAGTTTGGAGACAAGAAACAATACAAAGGACTATTAAAGGCAACACACATTGCTTATATGAACAGAAGATAAACAGCCATAAAACAGCCAATATATGAGTAATAACCCAATACCTAACAACAAGCCATTTAAACCCAATGATGAGCGTATAAACAAGGCAGGGCGACCAAAGAAGTTCACAACCCTAATGAAAGAGGAGGGCTACAAGTTAAGCGAGGTCAACGATAGCATACAAGCCATTATGTCAATGGATGAAAAGACAATAAAAGAACTCATTAAAAACCCTGATGCTACAATGTTGGAAAAGACGGTTGCAAGGGCAATAGTTAAATCATATGAGAAGGGTTCACTATACTCAATGGATACCTTGTTATCAAGGGTGTATGGTAAACCTCGTGAATCAATAGAAGCAACGGTAGAACAAAAGGTAATAACAGTAACACTGAATTTAGACGATAATAAACCAAACAATTAATATGGAAGAAACAATTTACTTAGGAAACGGCTGGGAAGACCAGTACGGAACAAACATCTCAATTAACCTTGAGAAATTAGAACAAGCAATCAGAAGTGGTAAACTTGAAACCAACTCTTACGGGGACATTCGCTTAAGAGTAGGCAAGTTAAAAACACCAAATGAAAAGAGCAAAGCAACCCATTGGGTAGCCGTGCCAAAACCAAAGAACGACAATCCATTTTGAGGGTATTAGTTTTATTTGATGGTATCACGGGTGTAGGGTTTCACAGACTCTACACTCCGTATGCTCGGTTACAAGTAGATGAGGGCATCACCGTTGATGTTTCAATGAAGCAATCCGAATGGGGAGACCTTGAATACAAGAATTACGATTGTGTTATATTCAACCGGTGGCTCGGTAATCTGCAATATAACATACTGCCGATATTAGCAAAGCACAAGATACCCTACATCGTTGATTTGGATGACTATTGGGTACTACCGAAACACAACCCTGCATACAAGTTCTATCGAGCATACATTAAGAATGGAATCAAGGACGCTTTACACTATGCAGATGGGGTTAGCGTTACCACACCACAACTCTTGGAGAAGGCAAAGGAATTTTACAAAGGAGATAACATTGAGGTCATACCTAATGCACTCGATTTAAACCAACAACAATGGAAGGCAAATAAAGACCATAGACCGACTATCGGTTGGGTTGGGGGGTTATCCCACACCGAAGACCTAAAACTCCTTGAGAATCAAATTAAAGAGGTATGTGAGGCGTATGGGTGGAGGTTTCTAATGTGTGGCTTTCACGAGAATACCAAAGAGTGGGCATCAATGGAGAAATCAATCACGGGAGAGAGCAGAGCAAACCGACCTGAATGGTTTGAAACTATCACTGGTACATCGGCAGATAAGTACGGCACTGCCTATGCTGAGATTGATATTGCACTTGCACCATTGACAAAGACTCATTTTAACAAACACAAAAGCGAGTTGAAGATAGTTGAGGCAGCAGCATACAAGTTACCTATCTTGGTTTCAGATGTTGAACCATACACCAACCATCGTAATAACTTAGGGGTGTATTTTGTATCAAATAACGATTGGGTATCACCATTGAGTAGGTTGATTGAATCAGGCAAGTGGAAACAAGTAGGAGGCATCAACTACAAATACTGCCAAGAGAATCACAACCTAAAACAGATAAACAAAA